TTTGTTGATCGCACGGTAGCCGCCGATTTTACGCGGCAGCCCGCGCTGAAAGCGCATCCACTGCCCGTCGACGTAGTTATCGCCCTCGAACTTCGTGCCGTCGCGCTTGATGCCCGGCTGCGAACGTATCTGGACTACGGGCACTTTAGAAGGTGCCACCGTTGACGGTGCCGCTCGGCGCAGCGCCCAGCGCCGTCCACACATTGACCGCAGCCGCCGCCGTGAAGATACCGATGCCGACAGACGTGCCGCCCAGATTGATCAGGGCCGCGCCTGCAGTCGTCGCGCCCGTGCCGCCATCGGCGACGGCAACCGGCGTGGCGATGCCGCCCGTCTCGGCGTCGACCACGTCGTTACCGTTGCAGTACAGGATGGCGCGCGAGCCCTGCGCCACGAGGACGCCGGGCGACTGGGTGTTGGTCCTGACGCGCAGGGTAAATGCGTTAGTCGTCGAGTTCGTCACCCAATACTGCTGCGTCGTCTTGGGCACGATGATGTCGACGTTGCCGACAATTGCGCCCGTGAACTCGTAGGCGATGCGGTTCAGTTCCGCGCCGCTCAGTGTGTAGTTGCCGCTCAGGGCGGCGAGGCTAATGGACGTGTAGTCGAAGGCGAAGACTGCGCTCTGGCCGAGGCCCAACGTGTACCAACTCGTGCCGTCCGTCACCGCCGTGGCGCTGTCGCCCGGCGTCAGTGTCAGGCTGACCGCGCCGTTGATCGTGTCGAGGCCCTGCGGGGTGATGGTGAGGTTGCCAGAGCCGCCATTGCGGAAGGCAACGAAATAGTCACTGCCGACGCCCCCCGCTGTCGGCAGCGTCAGCGTACCGAGACCGCCCGTCCAGACAAACATCGCCGCCCGGTCAGAGCTGCCGGCCGTGTAGTTCGTGCTAAAGAGCGTGACGGGCGTGGACTGCGAGAGCGTTGCGCCGGTCGCCGTCAGGCCGAAGCCGGCCAGCGCGGAGGCCTGCGCCTGCGCCGTGGACGCGCCGTAGCGGAACGTGCGCCACGTACCGGCGGCCGTGGTGTTGTCGGTCAGGTAGATCTGCCACTGCTCGCCCTGCGCGATGGACAGGAGCGTGCCGCCCACGCTGTTCTTGACGGTGATGGTGGACGGGCCGAGGTTGTTGAACAGGATGGTCTGCCCCACGCCCGTCTCGTCGGCGGGCGGCAGGCTGATTGCGTATGCGCCAGTCGGCGTTACGTCGATGATGCGCGCCGCCGGCTGCAGGAGTGTGTTGCTCTCGAGCGGCCAGTCCAACGCCGTGTTGGCCGTCAGCGCGAGCGACAGGTACGACACATCCGACGGGTAGATCGTCGTGCCACCGAAGATTTGTGTGTAGGTGTTGGTCATTACGCCTCTTTCCGAACCGCCGAACGGTCAAGGATCTTGGCGAGGTCCTCGCCGTTGAGCATGGCGGCTGCACGGTCGTACATGGACTGCCAGACAGGCATGCGCTCGTCGTTCTTCAGGAACGGCGTGGCCTCCAGCAGCGTCCCGTAGAGCAAAAGCTGCGGCGCGTACTCAGTCAGCCAGTTGGTCTGCACGGCGTCGTCGAGCAGCGGCGGCAGCTCGTAGTAGAGGATTTCAAAGGGGTAGTCGGCGTCCGGCGTCGGCGCGATCAGCCAGTGCGAGAAGTCGTAGTCGCTGTAGAAGATTGGCTCTTCGGTCGCGGTGCGATCCGGCCAGTAGCTGAGCATGTACTCGTACACGCGGGATAAGAGCACCTTGCGCGTGTTGTTCTGCGAGCCCGTGCCAATGTTAATGCTCACGGTGTCGCGCCAGCGGTCCGGCTTGTTGTAGACTGACACGCCCGTCTGCAGGGTGCCGGCCACGACGTTGATGAAGCCTTGGATCTTCAGCTCGCGCGCAATGCGCCGCTCAGCCAGATTGATCAGGCGCGGGATTTGCTCGAATACTACGGGGTCAGACGCGTAGGTCGTGCCGCGCTCAAGATAGCGCCGCACGTCCTGCTGGAGCGTCGTGAAGGTCATCGTAGTAGCCATGACGGCTCCTTATAGCACGACCGCGCTGGAATAACAGCGTCAGCCGAAACCGAATGACTTGCCGAGGAGGACCGCGCCGGCGCCGGCCATCGCGACGAGGGCGCGATCTATCCACTTGGCCGTATCGGTGACGGTCGGCGCGTTCTGCTCCAGTGCGACGAGCCTGTCCTCTAACTTGGAGATTGCCTTGAAGGCGCGCTCCAGCGACGAGGCAATCTGGTTCTGCTGCTGCTCGACGAGGGCCAGCTTCGTGATTGCTTCAGAGACTTTGTCGAGGGACGACTTGATCTCGGACACGTCGCTGTGCAGCGCTTCCAGCTTGACGGTGAGGATCTCCGTGCTCACTGGCGCGTCACTTGAGGTTTTCGAGCTTGTAGATCGTCGTGAGGTAGATGCCTGTGACGTTGTCGATGAGGTTTGCGACCGCACTGTTGCCTCCGCTGATTTCTTCGTGGTTGGCTTCGATCCACTCGGCGTCGGCCTTGAGGATCTTGAGGCTGTCGCCCTTGGTGTCAGTCGGCGAGGGGATGCTGCCGATCAGGCCGTTGAGGCCCTGATACGCCTCGACCAGTGCGTCAATCGCATCGATGACGCCCTCGTAGAACTTACCCAGCGCCTTGTGCTGGGCGTAGCTCTCCGTGCGCCAGTGCTCGTAGTGGGCGAGGTTGCGGGCGTAGAAGACCCGGCTGATGAGCTGCTCGATCATGGGGTCTCCTTACGTGTTTACGCCAAGGGTGCCGTTGCCAGCGGCGGAGCCGGCAGCCGACGCCGCCGTAGCTGCGCCGCCAGCAGCCACAACATCACCTGAATATGTGTATTTGTTGCGGGTGGTAGTGTTAGTGAAGCCACAGTTCCGGCCAAGCGCAAAAATGCCTACTGTGCTATTACCAGTGGCTGAACCAATCCATGACGCCCCCGTAGCCGCACCGCCTGCGCTGACAACGCATCCAGAATATGTGTATTTATTGCGCGTGGTTACGCGGCCACAAGCGGTACTGGCCAATGCAAATATACCTACCGTGCTGTTGCCTGCGGCTGAGCCGTATTGTGAAGCCACTGTAGCGGCGCCGCCAGCGCTGACAACGCAGCCTGCGTAGGTGTACTTATTGCGGGTGGTTACTATACTGCCAACACAAGAATTAAAACCCAGCGCAAAGATGCCGACCGTGCTGTTGCCTGCGGCTGAACCTGCGTTTGACGTTGCAGTAGATGCGCCGCCTGTGCTGACAACGTCGCCGGAGTAGGTGTACTTATCGCGGTTGAAAGAGTTGCACCCACGCGCAAATATACCAACGGTGCTATTTCCAGTGGCTGAGCCGTTTTGCCCCGCGGACAATGCCGCACCGCCCACGCTGACAACACAGCCTACGTAAGTGTACTTATTGCGGGTGGTGGAAGCACCACAGATAGCGCCAAGTGCAAAAATGCCTACTGTGCTATTACCAGCGGCTGAGCCAAACGATGAAGCCGCCGTAGCCGCAGTGGCTGCGCCAACAACGTCGCCAGAGTAAGTGTATTTATCGCGCGTGGTGGAGCCTACACCCGCTACCTGCCCCAACGCAAATATCCCCAGCGTCCCATCCGCCACATTCCCCGCAGTCGGCCACAGCCCCTGCTTCGTCCAGAAGGCCGCCTCGGCCAGCGTCCACACGCCGGAAGCCGCGCCGTTCTGGAACGGGCCAGCAGGCGTGACGGGCGTCTTACGAATTAGGCCTCCCGGATATCTTGACATGCACGGTTCCTTACGGGTCGATTATAGCAGTAGACGTGTCCCGATCCAAGCGCAGTGTCCCCTCGCAGACCATGCTCCAGTCTGGCCCGGTCTTCTCCCCGCGACAGGGTACGTTGATCTGAACGTGTTTGGTCAGATACTCCTTGCCGTCCTCAAACACGCGCCACGCATGATCAACAGTGCCGCGCCCCGGTTGACCCTTCGTCTGATTGTAGCGGACGTGGAAGAGCGCCATCAGATCACCTCCGCCGCTGGGGCCGCCGCGTACTCGACGTTGATGTTGAAGTGCACGAACTTGATCGGCTTGTCGGAGCCGTGGCGCGTGAAGCCGTGCGGCAGCCACGCATTGGCGAAGATCATCGTACCCGGCTGCGCCTCAAAGCCGATGGTGTTGCTGGCCGGCGTGATCTCACCCATGTTGGCTTCCGGCAAGTTGGCCTGCACCTTGCCGGCGCGGGGGTCGTAGAACAGCGCCTTGGAGCAATTCTCTGGCGTCTCAAGGAAGTAAAAGCCGACAAGCTGCGCGCCGTTGCCGTGGACGTGCTGCTCCATCGCGCTGTGCTTGTGATGCTCCTGCGCCCACATCTCCGTGAAGAAGGTGTTGGCGTTTTGCATGTCGCTGCCCTGATTGCGGAGGATCTCCCACGCGCTCTTGCCGATGAACTCACAGAAGCCACGCAGGCGCGGGTCTTGCGAGAAGTCGCCCGACATCTTGGCCGGGTATATCTCGTTGAGGTCGCCAGACTGCTGCGCCAGATACTCGTTGGACACCGCGTTTACGGCGTCAAGGAACTCCGGCTTCAGGGCGGTGACGACGACGGACGGAAAGCAGAAGATCGGCTGGAGGTCGTCGCTCACGACTTATCCTCCAAGAACAGCGGCTGCATGTTCTTCAGCACCTTGGTGC